TATTGCCATCTCCAAAGGTTTCCATCAAACCCACCTTTTTCAATTGGGTCTTGTACATATGTTTCTTTATAGAACTGAAGTATTTGTGGGTCAATAACACTATCACCAGAAGAAATAAAATCACAATCACATTCTTGTGCTGCTCCTTTAGGTCCTAATAGTTTTTCTTGCTCATCTCTCCACTCTTGTCCTCTTTCAGGGTGAACACTCCAGTGAATCTTAATAGTGTTGAATCCGTTTGTACCATCTTCAGCACCTACCCAAGTTTTGTGAAAGAAGTTACCCACACCATTTGGAGTTGAAAGGATAATTGCGTTACCACCAGTTGAAAGGGTAGATTGTGCAGATACCCAAATCTCTTCAATCTTATCAATGAATGCCGCCTCATCAAATACCAATAAAGATAGTGCTTCAGAACGACCAGCATCACCAGCAGCTGAAGTTGCTTTGATTTGAGACCCATTTGCGTATCGTAAGGATAGTTTGTTATCTTCAGCGGTTTCCAACTTTAACCAAGAAGGAAGATATTGATTCATCACCCTTACCTTAGTTACCAAGTTTTTAGCTACCTCTTGCTTTGTTGCAATAACCAATACATTAAAGTCCTGATTGAACAACATCTTCCAAAGTGAGAATCCTGCTACCAAAGTTGAAATACCCGTTTGGCGAGATTTCAATACGATATTATATCTACAATCTTTAAATTGAGTTAAGGTATCCTCTTGATATGGAAAAAGGTGAAAGGGAATTTTTCCTCTCACCGGATGTTGTATCATACAATACTTTTTCATAAAGTAGATTGGGTCAGAAGCACACTTCTGATATTCTTCCTTTATGATTTCCTTTAATGTTTTCTTTTGTTGTACCATAAATTAATTATCCACCAGCCGCAAAGAATAATGCAAGTACCCCACCTGCGATAGTTCCCAATTTCCATAGGAATGTATTTCTTTTTTGCCGTTTTAATTCTTTTTCTAATGATTTTGATTTTTCACTTTCTAAACTGAATTGTTCGTCTTTTTTATCAATGATTGTTTGTAAGTTAACAATCTTACCATTTAGATTAGTAATCACACTATCTTTCAATACAATCTTATCATTTGATAGTTTTAACAATTCTTCAGTTTGAACTAATTGAAGTTTAATCCCATCATATCTAACCAAATCTTTAATTACCAGTTTGACTATTGGTACTTCCAGTTTCACTACCGAGTCTTTCCTCACTATTGAGTCTTTCGTTGTAGCGGTCTGTGAAAAACTTGATAAGCTCATCGAAAGAAAGCACATCAACATTATTAACTTCTTCATTTGTTTGATTTTTTATAATTGCAATGTTACCTTGAACTCTATCGATATCACCATCGATTAATTCTATTTCGGAATGTAACGATTCTATTTTGGAATCTAACTCTTCGTTAGCCAATGCGATTGAATCAATATCACTTTGAATTGCCTCAATCTTTTCATCAAATGCAGAAACATCCGTTTGGATATCGTGCATTACCATCAAATTGTAACCTACAAATCCTAAGATTACAATTAGAATTAAATATATTTTTGTATTACTATTATTCATCTTATAAGGGTTGTACTAATTCGTAGTTTTTATATTTTAAGAGTTCGTATGCAGCGTTTCTCTTTTCAATAACTTCGATAAGTTCTTTCTTACCATTTTCTATATCGGTTTCAATTTGTGCTTTCAAAATCTGAACATCTTCGTTTGATGCCCACTTTTCAACCGAACCATCATCGTTGATATATTCGTGGATATTGGTTACTTCACTCAAAGCTTGATTCCATTTTTCCAAAACATCAGTTCCATAAGCGGCCATATTAGAATAAACTTTGTATTCATTATAAGCTTCCCATAAACCATCGTTTTTGATAATAGCTTCCTTTTCCGATAAACAATTTGAACAATATCCTGTTTTAGATATTAATTTTTTATCAGTAGGACCATATTTGTTTTTAGAACAAGTGTGTGATTTACATTCAGACGATTTTTGTAAAAACTGTCTAACTTTAGAAAGTTCTGAAGATGCTTTGGATTGTTTTACTCTACCATAATCTTTTTGTTCCCAAACTACACCATTTTCTTCCCAAATATCACCAACATTTCTTTTGGTTTGTTCTTTTACATCGGAAAGGGAAATTTGAGTATCTTTTTGATATTGACCACTATGAACCATATCTACCAACTTTCTACGAGTGGGATGCATATATTTTTTTTGAAAACTTTTATTACTCATTTTTTATTGTTTATATTTCCAAATAAATCCACCAGATGATTTATATTTTCCTTTAAGACATGAATTTATATTATTTGCTCCAATTTTTAATTCATTTGAAGCTGTAATTATACCATTCCACTCTCTAATAAAATTTTCATCCAAATCATATTGTATTATTGTTTTATACGATTTACTTCTATCTGCTTTTTTTAGATTTAATATATGAGTTTCTGTTTTTGGCTTTCGCATTTTAGTTTTTGTTTCTTCACTAAATACTTTACCCATATGTGATTTACTGATTTTGTTACGAGTTTCTAATGATAGCTTTTTACCAAAATTTGGATTATTTTCACCACTCATTCGTTTACTATGATTTGGATTTTTCTTTCCTTTATTTGCTGGAGGACCCAATCGTATAAATTTACCATCTGGTGATGAGTAATTACGATTTAATGGGTGATTTATGTTTTCATTTATTAAAATACTCTCAGCTTTAAGAGCATCTTCTCTACTATTAAAATTTGATAAAATTATTTCTTTTATAATATCAGATTTATTAGGTTTCCATATTTTCATAGAACCCATATATGTGTCATCGTTTGGATTACATTTGCAAGTTCTACTACCATAGTAAAATTCACCAGTATGTATATTGGTTAATTTATAGATATAGTGAAATGCGTTTTCCATAATTTTTACTATGTATATATAAATATATAGAAATTATAATTTACCCATTTTTTTCAATTCTTTTACTCTAGCGTAATATGTTGGGTATGATACATCCAATTTAGCAATAATTTCTTTTACTTTCAATCCTTGAGAATGATACTCCATAATTTTATTTCTATGAGCTTCATGAGTTCTATCCCAATATTCCTTTCTACTATCAAGTGCTTTTTTCATTAAAGAATCCCAATCAACATTTTTCATCCCTTCTTTGGTTTTTTCCGAAATAAGCTGTTTTGTTTCTTCACTCCTTTCTTTACCTTGATTTGATTTTCTAATCTTTTCAATAGTTTCTTTACTATGTTTATAATTTGTTTTCATAAGACCATATGCTCCCCTTCTAGCAATATCTGTCATTGTTTCTTTATCAAGTTTATCAAAAGTATAGTTTATTAAACCATTACTAAATCCACGCTTTCTCCCTTCTATTGCTCGTTCATACATTTGAGGACTAACTATATCTTTTAACTTTTTTCCTCTTTTTTTCTTATTGACCTCAACCGCATACTGATTATATCCACCAGTTCCACCTTCTACCATATTATATCCATTTTCTATTGAGTTATATTGTTGGATATACTTTATTTCTTTTTCGTTTAATTCTTCCTTTGTTTTGGCGGTATCTATAATATCCCAATCAAAGTTTTGAGAACCATACGATTTAATTGCTTTATGAAATTTACTTTTAGGTGATTTTGAAATTCTTATATGTTCATCAATACGTTTTTGTAAATCATATAAAGTTTGACCAATATAAACTTTTTGATTTGTTTTATTCTTAGCTATATAAATAATCATAATAATCCCATCATTTTATATAAATATATGGGAATATTAAAAACGTATTATCCTCCGTAGAAAATACCCAAAATTTGATTTGCGGGAGCGAATGTTCCAGTTAGCTTCATTGTATTTCCTTTATAGTTAAAAACAATTCCCTCAATTGGAACAATCTTATCTTTACCACCAATTGCGTTCAATCTTTCCAACTCCAATTTCAGTTTTGCAACTTTCTTTGGGTCTCCACCTTTCTTAACATCAGCAATTGTTTGGTCTAATCTCTTTTTCATATCCCTAACTGCCGCA